AAACCCTGATATTGCTGATGTGATAGCCTTCGCCAATATTATACTGATAATTATTACCACCGAGTGAAATGCCGCCAGTGAGCAGCTTGCGAGGCGATATCTTGACCAGGCAAAAGCGTTCACTAGCTGATTTGGCTGCCTCGGTAGCAAAGGTCATCGGTTGACCCCTATTGCTATTCTTGCAGCGCCGGTATTAGTGTTGCCAACCGGTTGCATCCAGTCGCACCAAACGGCCAAATACTGGGTGTTGCCTAGCGGCCTAGCAGCCCGCGTATAACCGGTCATTTCTAATCGTACATAATATATTTCGGTGTTGATAAAATTGTATGGTGCAATATCAAACGTAACATCTCCAAGCCAATCGGCAGTTGTTTGACCGGTGGCCGCATTGTCAAAGGTAAAATATTCAGAGGCAACTAATGCCGTGCCTCCAACACTAGCCGACACAACAACCCTCATTTGGTAGCTATAAGCGGCTGAGTTTTTATTAAATACCCTGATTTGTGCTAACGCAAAATCACCCCAAGTCGCATTGGTATACGCTCCAAGTTGCACCGTACTACCACCGGCCACAAGCCAATAGGCGTTTTTAGGATAAAAATCAATGCTCATAAATATTCTCTCAATTCTAAAGACAAATTATAGTAGCTAGCAATGACGTGACTTAGACCAAAACCACCTGTCACAGCAACATAGTGTGTCATCTGCGATAAATTAGACGATACCGCCAGCGTTGGGTCAAGGCATAAAAAGAATGGTATGTTGTTGCCCAAATCATAAAATAGTTGCTCAACTTCAATTAATTCAGACTCTTTCAACATTTGTACTTGAACCGATGAAAGGCGTGTCACTTTGGGCCTTCTGTCGACGTATAACTGGCCTGCCTCTGAATACAGTTGGACGCTTTGATCCTCACGGTTGCGAGTGAAGCCTGTTGCTATGTTTGTATTGGTCAAGATTGCAGCATTGCCTACATGCGCGACAGCAAACGATAGCGCGTTGTTAGTCCTGTCGGTAACTAATATGCGCCAAAACCTACATGCTTGAGTAGTGCTAGGTGGCGCAATGAAAGCGCCGTCACTTGATATTGATATCACCAAATTTACAGGAGGCGATTCCCACACGTCTAGGTTGTTACCCTGTAATCTAATAACGGCAGTCGGCGCCGAAAACTTCTCGTTTGCGGGCATAATCAAAGCGGCAAAATCGGCCATTTGGGGAATGCCCATATCGACTTTTAGCCACTCTCCCGTTGAATACCGTCGTTCGTCAGCAGTGAAAGCCGAGGCCGTCAAATCAGCTGTGCCCAGGTATCCTAGCACGTCCCAAACAGCGTTGGTTGTTGTAGCAAGGTTAAGTGTACCGGACGCGCCAAGAGTGATTACAAACCTGCCCAGAGCGTTGCGCGATAGTGTTTGACTTGTAGCCAAGTTGAACGCCGCAATTAAAGTGGTCACAGTATAGGTCAATACCGGTATCGTGTACGTGGTGCCATTAATATAAACCTTGTTATTCGATGCCGAAATCTCGAATATACCCGACGGTTTCCATAGCCGACTTCTAATCGTGGAAACCAAATTGGACGCAGGGTAATCGGACAAAGCACTAGACGCCGAGAGGCCGGTATCGAAATAATTGTTTGAGCAAAATCGCGCGTTAGTGTTTTCAAAACTCATACTTTACCCCGCCATGCGCATGTTTTGTCGATTCAATTGCAGAATAATGTCAGCAAAGGCCGATTGGTTAACTTTAGCCTCGGCATTGACAATCATTGGCGCTTGTAGCGCTGCCAAGATTGCCGCAAGTATAGCGGTATCATTTGACACCTCAGGATTAGAATTAGCCTCGGCCAAGAATGCTCCGAGTGCTCCCACCATATCGCGTGGTATTACCATTTCGCCTGGTGTTAACATTGCAGGGATCGTGTCACTACCACTGGCAAGATAAAGTGGCTTGACCATACCGCCCTTATTAAGTCCGATTCGAGCCAATGTCTCTTTTGCAAAACCTTGGCCGCCGCCCTTGCCTGATGCCTCGGGGATTAAGCCCTTGCCGCCGCCCTTGCCAGCGATATCAAGTATTGCGTTTATCAGGCGATTCATTGGATCAATTAACGCGTCAAAATTAAACATTGCTGCAAAATTTTCAAAATATTTACCAACTTCTGACAAGTATTTACCGACACCTTCCTTAAAACCGTCGCTAATTTTGGCACCCCAGTCGCGGGTGTTTGCAGCAAAAAAATCTGAAATGCCATGTAGCATTGCCCCCCACGTTTTTTGCCATAAAACGTCAATCTCTTCAAAAAGCCCTACTATCATTTTTATGATGCCTTTGGTCACGCCAACGGTGGTTGCCATAAAATAATCTTTTGAAAAACTCAACTCAATAATAGCACTTACGATAGCCGGAATAGACTCCATTATCCCGTTAATAATATCTGGTATTGCTATAAGAAAGTTCTTTACAAATTCACCGGCGAGTTTACCGCTACTGAGAAATCCAATAATACTTTCTGCCATTGCACCGAATTCTGGCCCAAAAATTGCGCCAATAATACCGCCTGCCACTTGGCCGACAGCCTTTTTTGCGCCATCTTTACCCTGCAAAGCGAGATTTAATAAACCAGCCGCCGCCGCGCCAAACTCTTTACCTGACTTAGCCCAATCAATTTCATTGAAGGCATTCTTTTGAAATCTAAACTCAAATGGCTTTTCAAATAGCCGACTGAGTTTTGCTGAATATATTTGCGCCGCCTCAATGGCATCCTTTCGTTCCTTATCCTCTTTGTTTTTTTTCTTCTCTCTTGCATCATCCTCTTGTTTTGCAAGTTTGCTTAACAAGTCTCTATTGATAATCAGACGCAAATCAGCGGCGGTCTTGGCGTTAATAGAGCCTTTAAGCAACTCAGCATTGACGCGTGCAATGGCCTCAGCGGCTTTTGAAGTGCTGGTTTGTAACTCGCTCCCAAATGATGACCGAATGCTATCGGCAAATTTCCGACCGCTTTCGGCCAAATCGGCAGTTTTTTTAGCGGCCTCAGCTATCTTTTTATTAAAATCTTCAAGCTCTTTGCCTGTCAATTGTAATGATTTCTTGACTGGTTCTATTGAGGATAAAATTTGTGCAAATGTGTGATCGGCTCCAAGTCCCATGGAACTAATTTTTTTGGCAGAATTTTCAGCCGATTGTCCTAACTCAGAAATGATTGTGGATAATTCTTTACTTGATTGTCCCACTGGATTGAAATCGAGATTTGCAACACGGGCCAACGTTGATGTCGTTTCCTCGATATCTTTGCGCCGGTTGATTATGCTGGTGATACCCTCGGCAATCCCTGCGAGGAATGATTTGACTCCGGTGCCGTCACTGACCTCAGTGGTACGTCCGAGTGACTTAAACAAATCGTCAATAGCGTTCGATAGCCTGTTGGCTTGGCCCTCGTAAGTATTTAGGGCAGCGGCGCCAGAGCCAGAATATTTTTGCGTAACCAAGTCAACAGCGGCGCCCGATTTTAATTGTGCCTCGGTTAAGTTTCTAAACTCGGCTCCAAGATTTGCGGCCTTTCCAAGAGTGCCGTCAAACGTCTGTGCCAGTAGCCGCGTTGCACTGTCAAGGTCTTGGCCGGTGGCCGCCGATAAATCAACGGCAGCAGTCGTCAAGCGCTGTGCTTGCTCTGTAGTCAAACCAAAGCTTTTTGCTAGAATGAAAGCGTTATTGATTGCGTCATCGTTAACGCCAGTCATTGCGCTTAATGCTTCGGAGTAAGCCAAAACAGCAGCAGTAGCACCAACACCCGCCTCATCCGTAGCAATCAATGCAGCGTTGATTTGCAGGTTAAGCTTAGTAGCCTCAGCGGTTTCGTTCATTACTTTGGTAAATGCTTGGTAAGCTGCCGAAGCTACAGCAATCGCAATGGCAAGTGGGCCCATTACAGGCAAAAGTCCGGCAATTGAGCCTTTTATGGCATCAAAACCAGAGGCTGCCGCCTTGGATGTGCTAGCAGATGAGTTTTGTACTTTTGTTAATGACTTGACGCTTGATTGCTCAAAATTCTTGAGCGCTGCCGCCGCTTGATCGGCATCAACACTAATGACAATTTCAACTTTATCGTCTGCCATTCTTTGACCTCACTGCGTTCTGACAACTATCAATCTCGATATCAATTATACCAAAAATCTCAGCTTTTAGCGCTGTCAGTTCGGAAATATTTGTGGTGTATCCGAGAGCCGCAAGGCGCTTGCGTTGTGAGTACTCAGCGATATGGTGGGCAGCCTCATTTTGCATAGTCGAGCCTCTATAGCTGGCCCTGGTTTGCATAACGATAGCTGCCCTTAGCCGTTTCCCACTTTAAAACCTTGCGCCATTAATCCAGAAACTTCTACAAGCGTAGCGTGCAAAGATTCTACATACTGCAAGTCATCAAATGATTTTATTACGGTGCCATCACTATGAATCAATTCGCATGATTCATAATGCACAGCACTAAGTTTAACCATTGCCCTTGCAATGCGCATGTTTTTCTTGACCTCATCCAACGCCGACAAATCTTCCATCATCTGTTGTATTTGATCAATGTACTCGCACTTTTCATCAAAGGTCGGCAGCCTTAACCTGATAAAGCCACTCCAACCTGATCCCTCAACCTTGCAAATCTCTGGAACGTATTTGATCGTTTTCACATAAACCCCTTAGACGAACGAAATGTAAACCTCACCACTGCCAGCGTTATTAACAAAGGCTGTTAGTTCTAATTGTAGTTCAACCAATCCATTATTATCAGCGATTACAAATTTGCTGATGCTTGCTGTTGGAGCAAACAAAGCTCCCGATTTGCCGGCAACCCAATTGCCTGCCGATTTGACGCCAAAAGAATACTGAAATTTTATTTCCGTACCGACACGGAAGCGCTCAAATTCGCTTGCGTCATATTTATCTAAGAGAGCGTTTACTGCAATTGTACATGCACGACTTTGAATGACGGAACCCTGTTTTCCAGACACCGAACAAACCGACAGGATATCAGATTTGGGGGTGTCGATAGTGTAGGTTACGGTGCTAGCTGCAAAGCATGCAGTATCGGAGCCAATCCCCAACATTACTTCATTGTCTTTTGCAGCTAGTGGATCACTGTTATCAAATGACGGTGTTTGAGGACTAGCAAACGAGATTGCTACGTTTGAAGTGCTGGTAACAATTGCCGACACATCGGCGGTAAAGCCTAATGTTGCTCCAATACTGTTTGCGCCTGTGAGCCAGGTGATTGCAATCGATGCCACTTGAGACACCGTAAATTTACCAGTGGTGCTAGAATACGTGCAAGCAACCGCAGCGCCGTGCGCTGCCGTAAACGCTAGTGCAATAGCGTCAGCTAATTCAATGGGAGATTTGTATAGTTTCAACGGAATGGACGCCGTTTTAGGTGCGCCGTCATTGAAGTTGATAATGCTTGCTCCTGAGATAACGGCGATTGGATCAAAATAGTAGCTTACGCCTTCGATCGAATAGGAAGCGTTGATCAACTCGCCAGCACTAATGCTGATTGCCGCAGATGTAACGCGGCCGCCTGCAAGTGCTTGAGTGGCACCGCCATTACCAAGGTAATGAAACAAACTTAAAGTCGGGTGGTCGGCGTTGGCTGGCTTGTATAGCACACACTTGCCTAAATTAACCGAAACAGCTGGCGCTACTGGCACTTGAAAACCAATTGTCAGGTCATCGCCGGACACCGATTCGATACAACGGATGCGGTATCCATTTGTAGCGTCTTTAATTAAAAGTGCCTCGCCTCTTTCAAACGTTAAACCCTCAGCGGTATTGACTTTAATCACGGAGGTTGTTGAAGCGGCAACTGTATCATATTCTACGGCAGCCACCGAAACTGCACCCAGGGCCGCCTCTAACACCAGGCCGTAGTTCGGCGCTTGACCTTCAACGCCACTATGTCGAAGATAGTGGCTTAGGCTTGCTGTTGGAGCCTCTGATCCGATAATCTTTTTTGCCATGCCGATTGACGCTTTCATTTCAGCGTTATCTAACAGAGCAAAACCGCCTTCCATTGTGAAGTCATCTTGTAGAGCAACATAATCAGTGGCCAAGGTCGGCGATACCGGTGTGCCTTCGGTGATTTCTTTTTTGATAGCAAGAACACTGCTACGAGTTTGAATTGAGGCCATGACGTACGCTCCTAATAATATTGACAGATAATTTTAATAATATTTTACTCTTGATATTCTACACTAATACTTATCTCAATCGCAAGAAACTTGCTCAGATTGCCGGTAATGTACTCGATTCCGCTGTCTGAAACGACAAGCGCCTTGGTACATACGCCAGCCAACGTGGAATCAATTTCAAATGCCTGAAATATGGCACGGTGGGCATCAATCATGTTTTTTTCAACCAATGCCTTGCCCAGA